CCATTCCTTCTTGCATTATAGGTTCTTGAGGAGCCTGAGGTGGTGGAGGTATCATACCTTCTTGACCAACCTCAGGGACAGGAGCCATAGCTTGTTCAGCCATAGCTTGAGCACCAGCCATCTGAATATCCTTAGCTTGGTTCTCAGCTTTAAAGTTTTTATGTATCTGCACATGATCACTAAAAAGTTTTTGAATTTTTTCAGGTAACATTTCCCAACGTTTAGTAGACATAAAAGCACGATGTTCCTCAATATGGACATCATGATCATCATCTTTGTCCCATTCAGGATTACCTATCTCGCCACGAGCCATCTGAGAATTTTGACGTTTAGCTTTAGCTATCTGTGGAGATATACCAGCAATAATATCATCAGAGCCAGGCAAATCAGCAATACGCACATACTGAGCAGGAGACTGTATTAAACCCATTTGCAACATTTTGTCAGCTTGCTGAATCATAGCAGTACGAGAACGAGACTGTATTTCTTCTTCAGGTACTCTAACTTCAAACTCAGAAGACAAATCGCTACCTCTATGAGGAAAACGTTCAGGGCCAAAGCCAGCATCAACAACAAGAGTTTTTTCTTTCTTTTGCGTTTCTTGATAAATTTGCAAAGCCATCTTTGCACAATCAGACCAACACCTAGCAGTTTCTTTTAATAACCTACCAGTCGGAGAAGAATCCTTTTCCGACAAAATAGACAACCCAGTACCAGACTCAATATTTGCAGGAGCCATACCACGAGAAACATCATGAACACCCATAATGTCATCAATCATCATTGACGCACGATCCAAAATAGACTCATACCACGTTTGCATTCTTGGTTGTTCAAGATACGAAGGCAACTCAACACCATCAGGCCAAGGCTGAAAACCTGGTTTATCAACCATTTCCTCAACATAAGGCTCTGCACTAGCAGGAAACAACGCACGAATAGTTCCAAGTTCTTTAGCATGTTCAGCAACACCAGACCAAATACCATTAAGTATTACCTGTATCTTACGAACATCATCCATGTACGTAGTACCCCACCACTGATTTTCCTCAACAGTTTCACGAGCAACAGCAATCGGCAACCTATCCTCAAATGGAAACGGCCAATCACCCTTTTGCACTACCTTGCCATCAATAACAACCTGAAAACCACCCTTACCTTTACCCATAGGGCGTTCATAATATGTCAAAACTTTAGTTAAAGGAGGAAGAGTAGACTCTCCAGAACCAAAAGACTGATGCAACATTCTATGTTGAAACGGAGCCAAACCAGCATGAGCATCAGCCGGAGGTTCTTTACGCATTTCAAACAAAGCCTTAACAGTTTTAGGAGGCAAAGCTTCTACTTTAATGCACCAACGAGCAGACTCAGCACTTCTAGAACCTGGCTCAACAATAAACTCTGCCAAAGACAAAGGTTTAATAATAGGCAAACCAGTATCAGGATCTATTTCAATCATTAAAGCCGCAGTACCACCTTTACAAGTAGCGGCCATATGTTCCTCACGAATAACTTCCCAACGTTGATTACGATGGAGATCCCGCAAAATAGCTTCAGCTAAACGAGCCGCACGAACAGATTCATCATCAGCACCTGTAGGAGTAACCTCAAAAACAAGATTACGTTGCGTTAAATTAGAAATAATAGTTCTTTGATTAGCACGCATTTTATTAAACACAGCTTGAATTCTGTCACGATCCTCTACCTGTTCGCTAAGACGAGTAACAGCCGCATTCCAACGTAACCATTGCATGCCACGAACAAAAGCGTGATTAAGCCAATAACTACGCATAGGACCCATAACATGACGAGAAGCCTCATCATAAAGTTCTTCAACTGTTGTATTGTACTTATCTGCCATTATTTACTCTTTTTAATTTCCTTAACTAAACCTAATGCTTTTTCTGCTTTACTTAATCTTTGTTCCAAATTTTTACATTGTTTTTTAAGTTCTTCATATGAAACTTCAAGCGGTTTCCAATACTCTGGGCCTTTCCAACCAATTTGTTGAGCCGCATCTTTAATACAGTCCATACCGACATCTAAAAAACCTTCTTCCTCAATAGGAGGCCCACGAAAAATGCCAACGTCGCCTTCTGCTTTTGGCAAATAAGAAACATAGCATAATCCGACATTAGCACTATCTAACCCAAAATCGCCACCCTCAACTAATCTAAACATATTACCTCATCATATAAGACCAATTATCTGGTTCCTTATTTCTTTCTTCTAATTGCGCCCAACACCGATCTTCTAATGTAGGCACTTTTTTCTTTCTCTGTACATATGCTGGCATAGAACGAGTCATTTCCCAAGCATATGCACCAGTATCTACCATATCGTCATGTTTTGCATTAGGAAAATTTCTATGTTCCTGTTCCCACAAAAACAACCACGAAGCCCCTTGAGGAAACCAAACCTGTTGATTAGATATACCAGCACCATAAGGAATAGCCCGTTGAACTTTGTCACGATCCTTCGGAAAAAGAGGCCGAACAAAAAATCCGCCAGCACGTTGAAACAACTGAATAAGAGTCAAACCAAACGAACGTTCCTCAATTCCTAACGTAGTAACATCCCACTTACGGCACAAAGCTTGCGCCCATTCTAAATGGCGAGCTGACTCAATACGTTGACGATCCATATGCACCAACATCAAATTCTGGGAATCACGATGCCAATCCCAAATTGACATAACAGACCAATCAGCCCAAGTCTTTAACGAAGCCGCCAAATCAATAACACCAAACCGTACACAATTACGTTTAGGTATCATTAAATGACGGTCATCATCATACGTTAACTTGTACTGCGAACCAGCATCAGACCAATGATGATATGGAGGCGACAAAATACCACCAGCCTCCAACGACGGATTACCCTGATACATGGCCTCAAACCACAAAGGATCATCCTTACGAATGTCCTCAAGTTCCTTTAACGTCTTACGAGCAGGACAAAGAGCCTGCCCAGGTTTACGATCAATAACATCCGTGTAACCATCACGAGGATAATGATCAGGTTCAAACGCAATAGCAGGCATTTCTAAAACACACCAATCCTCACGAGGCACAGTCGAATTAGACAAATAGATCCTTCGGCCAGATAAATCATCTTCATGCCAGCGAGTAAACATAACTACTTCAACAGCCATCGGTTCTTTACGAGTCAACCAAACAGAACCATACCAGTTATCTTTTGAATCCCTAGCTACCTGTGAAAGAGCCTCTTCAGAGTTTTTAAAAGGATCATCAATAAGCCCAAAGTGATAACCAGTACCAGTAAGCTTCCCGCCCACACCAGCAAATCGTAATTCACCAAGCCTTTTGGTTTCTCTGATAAGTTGCCTATTTCCTTTAGTATCAACAAAACCATTCCTTTCATCTAATTGACGATTAATCTGCTCGCCCCATTCCCACGAAAACTCATCAGAATACGTGACAATAGCTTGCTTCCGATCAGGCCACCTAGACAAATACCAGCCAGGCGTATGCAACGTCGTAATCCACGACTTGCCATGACGAGGGGGGGCTGACAAGCCAAGGCGAAAAACCACTCGCTCACCCGTATCAGGATGCAAACCAAAAAATTCAATAACCTGAGCGCCATCATCAGAAGACAAAAACTCCCGAAGTTCATCAGGACCCTCTATGGGGTACGTTCCTTCTTCAGTTCGATAGAACCAATCAGCCACAGGACCAGGCCCCGAATGATACAAACGAAACTCGCACAAAGACTGTATATAATCTGATACAACTTCGACATGCTTATATCGTATCGTCTGAGGCGACACATAACAGGCATAGTCCAAAGGGGATTCCAAAGCAACCCTAGCGGACAACAACTGCTCAATGTATTTAGTTTCCTCAGGAGTAGCAAACTCAAGAAGCCCTAACAGCTCCTCATAATTAATGTCGTCAGAACGACTAATTACCACTTTGTCTTATTGGCCCAATACGCCGCAGACATCTTGCCCTTAGAAATATTCTTAGCATGACGAGCCTTAAAAGACTTTTGCCTAGCTTTGCCTTTAGCAGTTTTAGGGTTTTTACCTGCACCAGACACACCTTGCTGACCAAAACGAATAGTTTTAGTTTTGCCGCCCTCTTTAGCAACAACAACATGTGACTTAGTTTTATGACTAGGAGTACGTTTAGGCTTATTATAACCAGACACCCCAGCCGCTTTTAACTTAGGATCTTTCTTAGCAGGCACAACTACTTCCTTTTCTTAGCAGTCTTAGCCGAACGTTTAAAAGCCTTAGCAGTAGGCGCACCCTTAGAACCAGGTTTACGCATACGCTCACCAGAACCAGCCTTAATACGTTTTTTCTTAGCATGAATATTGGCGTAAAGCCCTTTCTTTTTAGGCATTACTTTTTCCGTTTCTTCGCACCAGTCATTTTTTTACGACCAGCCGCCTTAGCCGCCTTAGAAGGGCGACCCCTTTTACTTCCGTATGTTCCTTTACCATATGGCATATTAAACTCCTGTCACAAATACTTTAATAGTTGGTGTACCCGATGCCGCAATAGCATAGAGTTCTTCGCCTGGCTGAGTCAGCGTAATAGGTCCAATGGTTGCACCTGCCGCCAAAGTCAACCCTTTTGAGTCATCAGCAACATCAGCGCCACCAATAGTCATCTCAATAGAGCCATCTTTATTCTCAACCCAAACAAGATTAGGATGATCAATAGAGGCGGCCTGCGTAGCAGTCCAAACAACTTCCCTAGCTGTACTCAGCGCATTATCTTCGCCATGAACGGCCATAATTCTCCTTAACTAGAATACACCTTTTAGTTTACTCGCAGATTCGCTATGATCAAGCTCTTCTAAAATATCTTCCAACGGGCGAGCCTCAGTAGACTCCAAATAATCCGCCGCCTTACGCAAGATATCGGGGCGATCCAAGGAATGGCCCAACACCGAATTGCAATGCAAACACAACAAACCACGAATCAAATACCTATCACCATGCAAATGATCCACATGAATCTTCCCAGAAGACATATACGCAAAATCCGCATCACAAATCATACAACGACCACCCGGGATCGTGACTGGGAAAC